GTAAGAATACTGTAGGTATTTTTCAATGTAAATACTCTGGGTATTTATTTGTTGGCTTCATTAACTAACAAAATGAATATTAAGGATATTTATTTTTGTAAATGCCATCTCGGAGGTGGTTTGAGGGAGCAGGGGAGGCGAGAATGCACAGGGCAGGCGGTAGCGGTCAGTGCTCAGCGCCGGGGTAAGGTGGTTCTGTGGCGTGTAGGGAGCGGGGCAGACGAGGTTATAGCGGGTTACAGGCACAAAAAAACCCGGCGCGGTGGCCGGGTTGGTCACTTTACCTTGGTTTTAATGTAATCTTTAACAACTTCGATAACTTCTTTGGCAAGAGACAACCAGACCCCTGGAATGTCGCTGGTTTTCTCTTTATCGCCCTTGGCAGAGAAGGTAAATCGCAGTAAAGCTAGTGCCAGAGTCGTTGGGATTGCAGCTAGTATGACAATTCCGGTCACCCAAAGATGCTTTGTCTGGTTTATGAATTCAGCGTATCTTTCTGGTTTGTCAATTCCGCCTGCAAAGCTATTCAAATTGAAACTATGAAACGGCCACCAAACCAGCCATGTCAGTAATGCACCCAAGAAAACAAAAACAATAAAGCATGCGCCATAAAATGCTACATACCTGAACATACGCTCTTGGTTTTTGTCCTTGATTTCTGCTTCTGATTCCTTTGGAGTGATGGCGTCAGTCTGCTTATCATCCGAAATGTCTGCCATTAGAGGATTCCGAGCCTCTTAAGCCTGTAAGACATAGCATTAACCGAAACATCGAAAATTCGTGCTAATTCATTTACATCCATTATCTTTCTTTGTTTAACTAACACATTAACTGCCATTTCTGGCATAAGAATTTCAGCCGCAAATTGGTTAGCATCAACCTCTCTAGGATCATAATAGCTCATAGAGAAATGCGAGGATGGGTCACGGAAAGCATGACCATGACCTAAAACATAATGGCCTAATTCATGGGCAATGGTGAATCTCTGTCGCTTGGCAGAGTCGGTTGGGTTATAGCGGATAACCGCAGATTCACCGCTTGGCACTAATTCACCAGAAATATTCTTTGCCGCAAATGATGGGCAAGACTCGACTGACAAGCCCTCTAAAGCCGCAATCTTTTTTGGGTCTATTGGAAGACCACCCTTCCAGTACTTTTCCAGAAGGTTTCGAGCAGTTTTAACAGGCATGTTCACCTCCTTTGGGTTTAAATTTAGACAATAGCAGCCCACTCTAAAAACACGAGGTTTTCAGAAATTCACTGTATACAATTACAGGTATTTTATTACTTCTAATCATAACACAAGCTATGACTTAGTACAGAACTAAAGGTTCAATTTGCTCAATGACTTACTACTCACCCGAACGCCTCATCCGGCCACTGTGGCTAAACTAGGCGTAACTTAGTTTCAATCGCCACGCCAATGATCCGGCAATCGCCATCAATAGGCTTCATGGGCCATGCGGGATTAAGGCCCCTTAGATATCTTTGACTTCCATCGATGATCAGTTTCTTGAAGGTTGCCTCGTTCTCATTAACTAGCTTTGCTACTACCAGACTCCCATTGACCGGCTCTCTGCCGGTATCGAAAAGCACAAACGTTCCTTCAGGTATGCTAAGTCCTATTGGTGCAGTCATTGAGTCACCATCGACCTCAAGCCAGAAAGCATCCCCTTGTGTATGAGCGTCAGACTCCAGCCAGAGATCGATATCCTTCAATGTGTATGGCTCTATGGCTTCAGCCCATGCGCCTGCCTGAACTTTACTGATAACGGGATATTTCATGCCTGGAGTGTAGGGGCTGAATTCCGTTACGTTGGCATCAACGGTAGAGGCATATTTACTTACCTCCCTCGCAAGAGAAGGGCTTATGTCAGAAGCTTGGACCTGAAGAATTTTAGCAAAAGCGGTTACGACAGGGACATTTAGCGCGATCCTGCCGTTCATGTAATGACCAACAGCCCCCTGAGAAATGCCCAGATCATCAGCGATTGTGTACTGTGTAACTTTCAAATGTTTCTTTTTTGACTCATACAGAGCTTTGAGGCGCTTGGCATCCTCTAGCTGTTCTGCCGTCAGGGACTTTTTGTTTTCCATTTCTGCATTCTAATACCATTGGTAATTAAATAAGAAATACTAGGGATATTTACAACAATAAATACTTGTAGTATTCTTCCGTGAGAATCCAAAGGAGTGATTTTATGAACCGAATGACTTTAGAGGATTACGCGAAGATTCACGGACAGGCCAAAGCCGCCAGAGATTTCGGTGTAATCCAGTGTGCAATTAGTAAGGCCATCCGTACTGGTCGCAACATTTTTGTGACTATCGAGCCGGATGGCTCTGTTAAGGGAGAGGAGTTAAAGCCTTTCCCTAACAGTAAAAAATAAACACCACCGCTCTTTAAACAATCTGGCTGCGGGTGATTCACCCCAAAAACAATGTGGCACCCCACGGGAGCCGCACGTAACTAACTAATCAACAGGAAGAATAATAAGAAATGGAACACGCAAACTACAGCAAACCAACACAACGCGAGATTGACCGAGCTGAGACTGATCTGCTCATAACGCTTTCCCAACTTACCGGCAGAACGTTTGCCGATTTGGCTGGTTGGCATGAGTCGAAAGTCAGTCGGATGAACTGGCGGGACATAGCGACGGTGTTTTGCATTGCGCGAATGGCAGTAGAGGTTAGTCCGATCGGAAGGGCTATTCAGGGAGCTTATGAGGCGATAGGCAATAAAAAATGCCCGGCTGCAACCGAGCATTCTTCACAGATAACAATTGAGTTTTAGAACAAATTCAACGAGGTAATTATGGCACGAAAGCACGTCAGTAGCCAGGCTACTACTCATAAAAATATCACTCGTTTGCAATATCTCCGCTCACTGCATCCATCTGTAGCTAAAAAACTCAGGTGGATTCTGGAAGAGTGTCGTGAGAAGGAGAAGAGCAAATGAGTACCGCAAAAATATTCGATTTCAGCGCTGCACACGAGCGCAGGAGTTCACGGATGGAGAACCAGAAGCAAGGGCACTTTGCCCTGTTCAGGAGCCTTCTGTCCAGGGAGTGGGCCAAAGATACGGCCAAGTTGGCGATGTGGGTAAGGCTTATCGGAGAGGCCGCCTACAAGCCACGCACGGTCGAGTTTTCAGGTAAGACATGGCACTTGCAGCCCGGTGAGCTTGTAACAACGGCCGCGATAATGGGGCGCAAATTGCGTGATCAGGATGGTCACGAGAAAAGTCCTCAGGCAGTTACCAGGATGATTAACTTCTTTGCACGGGAGGGAATGCTAACAACGAAAGGAACTCGTTTTGGAACAGTGATTTGCATAAAAAATTATGCGGATTATCAGGTGATTTTACCCGATGAACCATCCGAAGAACCATCCGGTAACAACAAACCCAGTCGTAGCAAGGCTTCGCGGTATGCACCCGATGAACCATCCGAAGAACCATCCGGTGAACAGAACAAGAAGTTATTAGAACAAGAATATAAATCTCTTACTGAAGTAAGAGATATGTCATCCACCCCAGAAAATTCCAAAAAGAAAATCGATACCCAAAGACTTTCCTGCGAAGACGTATGGAGCTCGCTGAAGGAACATGTGCCTGATGCCAAGGGATGGAATGCGTTAACTCCTAAGCGGCGGCAGTTAATCCAGAAGTTCTGGCGCGAGGCCAAGCCCATTGCCAGACAGATGGGAGATTCAGATTCGTTTGGAATGCCAGCTTTCATCCAGTACCTGGATTACGTCCATACCTCATGCCGGTGGATGTTTGAGCAAAGACACGATCAGAAGACAGGCAAGACCTGGCAGAAGAGAAATTACGAATTTATTTTGAATGCTGAGCTGTATGCCCAGGTTCGGGAAGGAGTACGTGATGACCGATAATTTCCGCATGCCTCCACACAGCCTGGATGCTGAACAAGCTGTACTTGGCGGTCTGATGCTCGATGGAGGTGAAGAGCGCACCCAGAAGGTGCTTAACATCCTGAAGCCGGAGAGCTTCTACAACAAATCGCACGGCGGCATTTACGAAGCCATGCGCGACCTTCTGAAGCGCAACCAGCCGATAGATCTGATAACCCTTTCAGAGTCGATGGAAGGGGCTGGTACGCTGAAACAGTCGGGAGGGTTTGCTTACCTGGCGGAGCTGAGCAAGAACACACCTTCAGCGGCCAATATCGTGAACTATGCGTTGGTTATTCGTGAGAAGGCGCTGGCACGATATGCCATTCAAAAACTCACCGAAGCTACTGAGATTCTCTACACCCCGTCCACACAAACAACGGCTGAAAAGCTGGAAGCTGTGAGCAGTCTGACAAGCCAGATCAGCGACTACGCCAAGACCGGAAACCGCCGTGGGCTTCGTTCGTTCGGTGAGGTGATGGACGATTGGGCTGTGGATTTGGGAAAACGCTTTGACGCTGCAGGAGAGCAACGCGGGTTGTCTACTGGCATCCCCTCTCTCGACCGCATGTTGTCGCCAAAAGGCCTGGTGAAAGGTTCGCTGTTTGTCATTGGAGCGAGGCCAAAACAAGGGAAGACCACGCTGTATAGCCAGATGGCAATCAACTGTGCCGTTCGTGAAAACAAGCCTGCTCTCATGTTCAGCCTGGAAATGCCTGCTGACCAGATACTGGAAAAGCTGGTAGGGCAGAAATCGGGCGTTAACCCCAGCATTTTCTACATGCCTGCGACTGAAGAGGCAGACGACACCTATCAGGGAAACTACGACGAGGATTTTGGTAAGGCCCTGGCAACAGCAAACCGTCTGCGTGAGCTGGAGATGCTCTACATCGACGATACGCCAGGCCTTTCACTCGCTCACATTGTCGCAGAAGCCCGCAAGGTTAAGCGTCAGCGTGGTGCTGTTGGAATGGTGCTGGTTGATTACCTCACACTGATGACCGCTGAGAAGGCGGACCGCAACGATCTGGCATACGGTCTAATCACTAAGGGGCTGAAGAACCTGGCGAAAGAGCTGGGATGCGTCGTTGTGCTGCTGACACAACTCAACCGCGAACTGGAAAAGCGCGTCAACAAACGGCCACTGCCAAGCGACTCCCGCGACACAGGCCAGATCGAGCAGGACTGTGATTACTGGGTAGGAATTCATCGCGAAGGTTCATACGACGATACAGTACCGCCTGGTGAGACAGAGTTGTTGCTCAGGTTAAACCGCCACGGCAACACCGGCACCGTGTTCTGCCTGCAAAAAAACGGAGCTATTTACGATATGGATCAGCAGGCGGCTCGCACGGAACGCGACAACCGTCAGCAGGCAGCGCATAAACCATATGCGAAGAAAGGGGGGTTCTGATGGATTACAAAGACTCAATCGAGTGGCACGACGCAATGGAATGGCTGCAGGAAAATTACGCTGAATTTCCTGACCGAGTTCTAACCGGGCCATGCAAAACGATCTCCAACCTGATGTTTAAAAACTGGCGGTGGGTGTTAACGCTGGAGAATGAAATAGTTTTCGGGAATTGCTATCAACCTGGAATAACTAAATTGGATTTTGAGGAATACAAATCAGCGATGGTGAAATCATGAGTGCGTATCTTTCAGAGGTAATAACAGGGCTGCTTTCCATAGTAGCCCTTTTCTTTTGGATCAGAGCGGGGAGGGAGTGATGACGTATCCACATATTATAAAAATTCACGAAGAGGCTTCCAGACTGAATGCGGGTCGTAAGCCGAAATTTGGAGACAAAATGCGTAACCTGGTTGCTGGCGAGGGAAATCCGCGACGTGATGCATTTTTCGTGAAACAGAAAAAAGTTACAGGCCGACTTAACCCTGGAATCTGGTACACCATGACCGACAGGCAGGGTAATTTCTGGGACTCATGCCCAAAAGGGCTTGTTTTTATCGAGGGATCTGAATCATGACCAACAACGATGAGCTGGAGCGGCAGGAATTTGCTGAACAAAATGGCATGACAATGGATTTCGTTAACTGGTTCTTCAGCGGGCCCAAAAAAGGATGCGGAAACGTATGGTTCATGATGGCCGCTGCCATGTGGGAGGGATGGAATGCCCGTGCCAACCTGGAGAAACGTGATGGATAAAATATACGAAGAATTCGCTTCATGGTGGTCTGCGCCAGAGCAGGAAGAGTTGCGAAAAAGCTGCGCACAGGGATGGGGCTGGAAAATCTGGAAGGCAAGCAGAGCGGCACTGGTGGTTAAGTTGCCCCCCAAACGGAGTGACGCCAACCGACAGGGAAATTTTGTTCCTGCCGCCTGCGAAGCGTATGACGAGGCTATTGACGATTGCGCCGACGCCCTGAGAGAGGCAGGCATATCCGTTAAGGGGGATGTATGACCAACAACGTAATTCCCATAAACCGCAGCACAGTGACAATATCAAAACGAGACTTCCGCCAGGTCTGTAATGCCTACATCAACGCCGTGAATTTGTCT